GAGGAGTTGCACCGTCTAACCATGCAAGCTTCAATTTTATTTCATCACTTGCTGTTTGAACCCCATCTCCACCAGTCGAACCAGAACTTCTTTTAATTGAATTTTCAAGAATAGCTTTTACATTTGAACTGCCTGAAGTTGTGTAATAAAAAAGTCTTGCACTTCCTGAGTAACTACGAACTCCATCAACAATAGTTCTATCAGTATCTCCCATCGCAGTTGTTTCCAAAACTGCTTGAGAAGATGAAAAGCTCCAGTTCTGAACTTTTGCAGCTCTTGTTGTTTCGGTGCCTATGTATAAGGCTCCATCTCTTCCGCTATAAAATCCAGCCACAAGTCCAAATCAAAAACATTGCGTTTATTCTACGGTGAATCGAGACAAGCGACAAAAGAACAACTAACATTACTTCTTCCTCTAAATGTACTTGTAACAGATGGAGGTGCAGAATATCGCCATTTCAGACCAGAAGGAGCTTCATCTATGTAAGCCGCTAAATTCCCCAAAGAACCATCTTGCATGGTATGTCCATCACCTCCAACACCTGCCAAGCCTGAGTCTTGATTGAAAGTTACATGATTCCAAACAGAATTTACTTCTCTATAATTTTCTAGAATTTGAAAAGCTTCAGCATCAGTAATATTTGCAAAACCAAGTGTCAATGTTGCATTAATTCTTTTATTCCCATAACGAATATGGGTCTTTACTCCATTTAAAGCTTCAAAAGTTGTACTAGGAAAATTTCCAGGTTGATAACTTCGTGAGCTTGGTTTTATAGATGGAAAAGGTTTTTCTGTTGTCATTAGTTTTCTAGTACTTCAAAATCAGGAACAGTTTCGTTAAAACCCCATCCTTGCATAACTGATAAGACTTTAGTAGTTCCGTCAGTTGGAGCATAGCTACCAGATACCTCTAGCAAACCTTCTTCGTCATAAGAAATAGTTTCACATTTATAAACCTTATTCTCTGTTGTTGAATTTTTAACCGTAAATAACGTACCAAAGAATGTAGATGCAACAGCTTGTGTGTTTAACGATCCCTCTTGTATTTCAGTTGAACCAGGCTTCCAATAAAAAACATCTATTGATCCAGAAAGATTATCTTTACTTACAATTTCTCCTGTAGGTGTTACGGCTCCATTCCTGAAACGACTTGTATGAGTAACCTCTGAAACTAATCTAAAATAATCCCCAGGAGCTAAACCTTCTACATATTGTGGAGCTGTCTTAAATGTTAAACCATGATCTACTAATACTCTTGAGTTAAGAGCAAAAAAGGCAAAATACTCTGCTTGTTGTCTTGATGTACAAAATCCTGATAAATCAAATGTTTCTACAGGATCAGAATCAGATTGTCCTCTTTTCTTAATTAATAATGATTTGGTTTCAGCAAAACCATTTTCTTTTTCTTCTCTATATAAAACAGCAGCTTTGAAAGATTGCCTTTCTTCTGGACTTAAAAAAGAAACTTTCAAATCTTTGATATTTCCATCAGTAAAAAGAGCTTTTATTTCTGGAACGAAAGATGGAATGATTTCATGAGTTCCTGAGTGAATCAAAGTACCATTAGCATCATATTTATCTTTGTCATAGGGAACAGAAGGATTAAGACTAAATTTACCGCCAATAATCGTAAAATCTAATAAACAATAACCAGCATGTTCAAATAAGAAATCTCTTAAATTTATTTTTGATGAAATAGTACCGTCCCAAAAGAATTTATTCTTTTTGCAAAAAGCAGCAGCATTAGCCATTGCTTCTTTATCAACTGAACTTGTCCCTACAAGTTCTCCAGCTCCAATCTCACTATTTGTTAAAAGAGCATAAGCAATCTCTGGGAATAAATTAGAAGCTCCAGTTGGTAAATGTGGTCCCATTCCTTCAAAATATAATTTTTCAATCTTTATCCCTTTTTTGAAATATGCAGAAAATTGACTGAAATTTGTCCACTCTTTTGAACTGTTAATTCTTAATCCAGCAAAAGCTAAATTACTGTACTGAGCAGGATTTCCAATTGGTTTTAATATTTCATTTACATATACAATTTCATGTTCAGGTTCATTTCTATTGCTGTTCTCATCTCCTTCAAATACGTTCCAATCAGAAACAACATCAAATGGATTAAAGTTAACACCTGCTGTTGTCTGAATGTCTCTTTCTGAAACTTCTAAATTTAATTGGATTCTACTAGGTAAGCCAAGCCTGTTGTCATCAGCATTAGAAGGAATTTCTACAATGTCTCCTAATTGATAATTTTGTCCTAAATGACTTCTATCGATACTCCAACTTGCTCTGTAATGATACAAAGCAGGACTTTCCTGATATTTGTATTTTTGAACTACTAAAATAATTTTTAATCCACTACCATTTCCACTTCTAGTAATAACGGAAACAGAACCAACGAAATGAGTTAATGGCTGTAAATCTATTACTGTTGTTTTAAATTCTTGTCTGGTTACATAAAATAAATGATCATCATCATTTGGATGTCCTCCAGACATTCCATTTACTTGCCTTGGAACGTATCTACTGGTTATCCCATTCCTTGTATCTTGAAAATAAACTTGTCTCCATAAATAATTAGCATTGCCAGGGTCATAACCTGATTGACTTGCTTGTAAACCTAAAGGCCAATATTGGTCATAATATAAAACCCAAGCGTGGCCCATGACAGCAGCCCATTCAGGAGCATTTGTCTCGTTCCACAACTTGATTCTTCTATGCGGAATAGGTGAAGTGTCTACATCTACATCTGTCCAATCTGCTGTTGTTGTAACTGTTGTAAAGCCTGGGGAAGTCCAAAAAGTTGAACCGTTTGGCCTTTGTGCTCTGTTAACTTTACCGTCAATACTTACCTTGGTTTCTCCTAGTTGCCACTCAGGATTGCAAAGGCTGTCTCTTGTTAATTCATAAGCTTCGTCACCTGAAAAATACACATTAAAAATACCTAAATTTGTATAAGCATCGAAATGATAAATATCTCCTTTTCCGCTTCCATCTGTGTAAAGTAGATTTACTTTCTTACCCCATTGTTCTTTTCTTGTTATGAAATTTCCAGGGTAAGGTTTAAATCTATAAGCATATTGTTCTTCATTTGGATGAACAATGCTAATAGCATTGTATTGAAATTCAGGAGTGTTACCTTTAACAGCAAATAATCCTGTATGGTCTTCCGCAGGATGTAATAAATTTCTCATATCTTCCCAGTCGTTATTATCTCCAATCTTTTTAACTTGCAACATAAATAAAGACATTCTTTCTGCAAATTTATTAACTTGTCCTAATTGAATTTGTGTCCTTTCTTCAAAAGCACGTTTTAAAGCTGCTTCATCAGGTTGAGAATTAACATTTGCAAATCGAATACGTTTGTAAACTTTTGATTTAATGCCAATCTCTGTAGCATTACATTTTCTATTGTTTGTTATTGAAGCAATAGCAACTCTTTGTCCTGTATAAATATCATGTCCGTAATACAGATCGTTTTGTCCTCTTTGATAATTAAAAGTTCCACTAATTTTTTGTTGGTAATATATTGGTCCTTGATCACTTAAGCTATATTGTTCATCCGTAGTTGAACTTCCTCCAAATGAATAACCTTCAGCTTCAGGATCGTACCATCTAGGATTATCTATATGAGTCCATAAATTTGCACCGTTAACAGGAATATCAATTTCACCTGCTTCAATTACTTTAAATGTATAAAGTTTTGTTCTTTTAAGTTGCCAAGGCTGAAGATAATCAGAACCTATGCAAATAACAAGAGCAGTACCAAACATGTATTGCTCGCCTTTAACTAAAATATCATCAGTGTTTTCTCTAATTGATTTAGTTAAATTATCAACATCATCTACTCCATGAGGTCGATAATTAAAAGCACTTGCAGGAACCGAATCACCTTCATCGTATTCTTCTGTACTTTTATCTTCATCATAAACACGTTGTAATCCAGCCTGAAGACCACTACTAAGACCAACTATTTGATACATAATATGTTCGCCAACAGCAACTGTTTGTAATCCTTTCGTTGTTCCAGTTGTGCTGTTATCTGTCTTTATTATTCCTGCTCTTGTAGGCCATCTTGCAAATTCAAGTTTCTTTCTTTTTCTCATCATATCTTTTATTGCTTCTTTTGTAGATCCTCTTGGATCACGAATTAATTCATAAGGGAGCCTACATATTTGACAATTAGGTATAGGAGAATAAACACCAAATCTTGTTTGCGTTGTAGGATTTCTCGCTCCACTGAAAGCTTTTATTGTGCTTACAGGAGTTGCGTTAATTGCTTCAAAATTTGCTAATCCAACTTCAAAAGGATCATTCTCATCAAACGTTAAATCTGACTCTAAATAACGATCAGATTCAACAATTCTATTGTTTCCACCAATACTGCCATTTCTAAAATACAAACCAACTTTATGACTGTTGTAATTATCTAAAAGAGAATCCCCTATTCCGTAACCTTTATAATCAGGTTTTCCATCTATTTCTCCTAAAGAAAAAAGCATTAATGCTTTTAATTGTTGATATTTTCCAAGACTTACAAATTGAGACCAAATCAAAGAACTATTGACTCTAACTCCTCCATATCCTGCTTCTTCTTCATTATTGGCAAAAACAAGTGGAATAATTTCACCAATACTTGCTAAATTTTGAACTGAATCAAATGATGTTTGTGGAGCAAATTTAGTATTTCCAATTGCATCTGCTGTTCGTCTTGTAGACCCTTGTTTTAATTCTTTTGGTTTAGGTGTTAATAGATATGAAACAGTTGCAGCAGCTACAGCTATACCTACTTGAATTAAAAATTCTTTTGCAATTAAAAAAGAAAGTGCTTCAGCCCTGATGTCAGGAATTAATTCGTATCCTTCTGGCCTTTGTCCGTTATAAGCAGCAACCGTATCTTGAAAATACCAATATTCGTCTTCTTGTAAATTTAAAAGCTTACAAAATTCTACCTCCGTTGGTAATAACACCCTTCTACCATAAGGGCTTTTAGAGGAGACCAAATCACCACCTGGCCTTCTAACATTTTTCGGTAACTCAGCCATCCTTCCTCGTAATAAGCAGCCATGCCATAACCATCATCTGATTTGCATAAACCAATTGCTCCTAGTTTAGGGGGTGAATCAACTCCCCACCTATTTAATTCTTCAAAAAAGATACTGTAATCTTTTTTTCTTAACCTTCGGTACCATTCACGCTTTGGTTCAGGGGAACTTATGCCATAACTTTTCAAAACTGTTCTACATAAAGATAAACAATCTCCAGCTTTATGCTTTTCAGGATCAGCTCCTAAACGGTAAGGAAGCCCAACTAATTGATGTGGCTTCATCTGTTTTGAAGCGAACCAGTAACAGGAAGTGATCCAACCATATCCCTCGTTAAAACTTTTACTGGTGCATTTGCTCCAACAGCATCAACAGCAGAAGAAAGAATAACTTCTATAGTTTCTGGGTCGTAACTCATAGAAGCAGCAAGCCACTCTTCTTTTGTAAGTTGTTTGCTTTTTTCAAAGTCTTCTGTCATTAACCAGGTCTGCATTTCTATGTGATAATTGTTTGAAACAATTTGTTGTGCATAATTCATACTTAACTCACTATTTGCTAACAAAACTGAAGAAGTCATGTTGTCACCAGATCTATTCCTGGTAGCTCCTTGGTAGATAAAAGAAAGGAATTGAAAACCATCTATATCTGGACTTAATCTGCCATTTTGAAATTTATCAGGAATGTTTGCCACAGACCCACTTGGATTTGTAATTGTAAGAAAATTAGTTAAAGATACTAAGCTCATAATCCTAATGTAGACCTGCGACTACGAGAGTTTTGTAACGTAGATAATGTTCTAGCCTCTCCAGCTCTTGCACCTCTTGATGTAGCAGTTGCAATAATTTCACCGATAGCAGATTTAGGAACAAATTCTTCACTATTAAAGTTAAGGATAGGACCAGAATAATTAACAGTGGTAGGAGCACTACCTCCTGCATAAGTTGAACCACCACCAGCAACTACAGAAGCACCCCTAGCACCTGCTGAATACCGTTGCATACTTGAAGCCATCTTCGAGGCAGGGATTACATATTCACTTTCTCCAGCTTCTCCTACAAGTCCTACGGTTGGTCTGGTTACGTATCCTCCTGATGCGTATTTCTTAGGAACAGGCATATCTGTAGTCCATTCAAGAAAACCACCATTCCCTACAATGTCTGCTGAAGCTTGTGTATAGCCTCCACCCATAAAATCTGTCTTATTAAATGAACTTGGGCCAAGACTAGATGCAAACGCATTAGCAAACATACCAACAATTTTTGCTCTTATTTGTGCTGCAAGTATGTCTGCTGCCATTTGTGCAAAGCTATCTGCTGTCCGACTAAAGAAATTAGCTAATGCTTGTTGAGCACTCATCGAACCACTGATTATTCCCTTAAATGAACTACTAAAGGCATTTCCTATTGCTGTTGCTGCACTAACTAATTGATTTACAGGATCTATAAGTCTAGCAAGTTCGTCTTCTGGCCCTTTTAATTTTGCTATTCTATCAAATTCTTTATTAAGTTCTTTTGTTGAATCTAGTAATGCTTTAGCTTTGTCGTCTGCTATTTCAAAATCTTTTATTAATTTTTCTACTCTTGCATCTCTTAATTGTTGTGCTCCACTTCTTCCTTGTGCATCAACTGGCATCCCATCTGCTAAAGCATTACGTCTGTCTGCAAAAGTAATTTTGCTTGCTTTTTGTATTTGTCTTGATCTTTCAGCAGTTGTAATTTCATTTACAAGTGAAAGTTGAGCTTCTAATAGTCCTTTCTGTTTAAGAATTTCTAATGTTTCTTTTGTTTTTTCAATACCTATACCTGTCGATAAAGATTTAATAGCTTCTAAGGTTGATTGATTATCTTTTAAAGCTGCCAAAGTATTAAAAACTTCTTCATTTCCAAATGTTTTAGTTAACGCTACTCTTGCTGCTGCATCAAATTGTGCAAAAGATCTTGCAGCTTCTAACGCTTCATTTTTAGTTAAACCAAGATCTTTACCAAATTGTTTAATACTTTGTGCTGTAAAAGTAGAAGTTCCACCTGTTGATTTAATAGAAATATTTAATTTATCAATTTCTGCTCTGAAATCTTTTGCTTCTTGAATTTTCGTACCAACAACTGTACCTAATAATGAAAGACCAAATCCTAAACCTCCTCCTAACGCACCACCAGCTAAACCACCTAAACCACCACCTGCGGCACTAGCTCCTCCTTGTCCAAATAAAAGAGGGAACATACCACCAATCATTGCACTACTTACAGCTCCTCTTCCTCTTCCACCTAATCCCCCTCTACTTGCAAACATTCCTTGAGGATTTGCTGCAGCACCAAAACCTAATCTGTTATATAAAGATTGTTTTGGCCCTATCGCACCAGGGGCATAAGCATTTGCATTTCCTCTAAGAGCTGCCATTGCTTGCTGATTAGCAAGAAGAGCAGCAGTTTTACCTGTATGTTTATTGATTTTTACTAAATGTTTTGTATGTCTAGCAATAGATTTTTGCGTTGCATTATCAAACTGCCCCATATAAGGATTTGATTGCAAAGCAGAATGTTGAGTGGCGTGTATTGGCCCAATTCTTCCTGCTCCATATCTAGGAGTAGGTGTTGCTATTTGATAAGGATTGTACTCGCCTATACCTTGGCTAAAATCACCAAATCCTGTTCCTGCTCTACCTGCTTGGCTTCTTAATGTGTTACGAAGAAGATCTCCAGGTAAACTTTTCTGTTTAGCTAATAAAGTATTACGAGTTAAAGCAAACGCTGAATCTTGCATTTGCATTGATAACCCTACGCTACTAAGAAAATTTCCTGCTTTTCGTGCATTTACATCTAATAATGTTCCTATATTTGTAAGATTAGTTCTTGTCGTAACACCAAGATTTTTAATATTATTTCCTAATGCAATTATTCCTGAAACTAATCCAATAATATCTTTTCCTCCTTTACTTAAAACTTCAAAAAAAGTACGAGTATCTTGAAAACCTCTTTTCATTACAAAAGGAACTTTAGATATTTCATCTACTAATCCTTTTATTGGTTGAAGAGTAATTCCTTTTCCTATTGTTTTAAAACGATTCCCAACTAAATCTAAAGCTACTCCTCCTTCTCGTTTTAATCCTTTAAGTCTGCCTGTTAAAGCTTCAATACTATCTGTTGTTGTAAGAACTCCTTTAGAAGCTTTTTTTGTTCCTCTTTCTAATTCACCTAAACCTGATTTACTTATATTTTTAAAAGTAGTATCTAACTTATTAATGCTTGCAACTAATTTTTTATTAACTAAAATTAACTGATTTAATTTCTTAGATAGATTATCTAACGCTCTAACATTTTTTATAGCAATTTCTATCTGAGCCTGTGCCGATGCCACAACTTTCCTCCTAACTCATTCCATATTACCTACGTCTTCGAGCTTTTTGCATTTCTTTCTCTTGATCTTCGTTTAACACTTGAAAATAAGCTGACCATCCAATAATCTCCTCTATCGTCATTTGCCGTATCTCAGTTAAAGACTTACCTAGCTCTTTAGCTATCCCAAACTGAAGCATTAATAAATTATCTTTCCTTATCTCTTCGCTTAGTCCTTTGGGTCTAAAGCATCCTCATCATCTGTTAAAACTGCCAACATCAACTTTTGCAAGTCAGCATCCTTTACCTCATTCTTTAAAACATCTATTTCTCCCATTTGAAATAACCTTGTTCCACCTTCGTCTTGTGCCTTGGAAATTAAAAGTCTTAAAGCAAATTCATTTGCATCATCAGACTTTGTTCCTCTTTGTGCTCTTTCCCTTTCAGCCATTGTTAAAGGAGCTACCCACATTTCAAAAATAGATCCATCAGAAAGTTCTACTTCTTTTTTTGTAGCTTCTAAATTTGCTGCTTTCTTTAAACGATCTATCGCTCGTAGTGTTGATCTGGCAGATCTAGGGCTTGTTGACATAATAAAAAATTGTATGAAATTATTCTAGCGTAATAAACAATAAAAAACCCTGCAAAAGAGCAGGGTTCTTGGAACATTCCAGCTCCTTTAATATTATGAAGCAGTTAAGTCGAAAGTAGGCTGACCTGCTGGACGGAAGTTAACTGTTACTTCTTGAGCATCATCAGGGTTAACACTAAAGCTTGCAGAAGTTAATGTTGCATCAAAGCTGATTGAACGGCTAAGAGTGTCACTAACGTTTCCACCACTAAATACACGATCTGTATAAAGCTTAAATGCTGCACCAACTTGTTGACGCTGAAGAACGTCTTCTACCAATCTGTTTGACAATGCAGCATCTTCATTTGTCATGTATGTAGAAGCAGTACCAGAACCTTCACCAAAACCTGCAATGTACTTTCTAAATGGAACGTACTGACCAGGAGTTTGACCAATTGTTGTGCAATCAATCTCAGCTCTTTCAACTTCAAAAGTCCATTCTCTTACTTGCCCAATAGCAGCAAAATCGTTGTAATAAACTTGAAATTCGTTAGGAGCTGCTGCTGTTCCTACGTCAGTCAAGTCAACAGCAGAACCACCATTAGTAGCGGAAACTGTTAATGCTCCTGTTGTTGCAGTGTAAGTTTTAACGTAATAAGTTGTTCCAGCAGTTAAACCAGCAGGTAAAGTGCCTGTTCCTGCTCCACCTGTGGAAGCATCTACAACTTGAAACTTAACTGGATCACCAACTTTTAAATTTAAATAGGTTTGAACAACCATTGTTTCTGTTCCAATGGTGACATCAGCAGGACTAAAAGTACCTGTAGTACCAGCAGGTTTATAATAGAGAGCACCTGATGTGCCAGATAAAACGGTTACGGCCATGAGGCTGCTTGTAAATTTATCTATAGATTAGCGTGTTATTACTTAACTTAAAACTGTTGCGACAAACGA